CGGATAAAGGCGGCGCTGGCGGGCCACCTGTTTCTTACTTGGAAATTGCATGGCCTTCACCTCCTTTGAATGCACTGTTGCCCGGAAGATATCTCATCAGGATTTTGCGGTCTGTTTTGTATTCATCGCCGATGAAGCCGAGGCGAAGAAGGAAGCAGCGGAAAGCGTAGCGTTCGTTGTCTACTGGCTTTTCAGTAGCGCTAATTCGTTTCTGATCCTTGCTCATTTTGCAAAAAGCTGCAATCAGTGTGCTGTAGGCATGGATTTCATCCGATGCAGGAAGTTCTGAGAACCAAGGAAAGGAAATGCTGTCTTCATTTAGTTCGAAGCGAAGATCATCGATGTGCAGGGCATGCTTGATGAGAAAGCCCTTGGCATCCAGAAGGTTGGTGAGGTTTTCAACATTGACATTCTCAAGTGGAATGGTAATGGTAAGTCCGGTTTCTTCTGTAGGAGCGGCTTCAGCTTCTGGTTTCTGAGCCGGGTGAAAATCTGTTTCTTTCGGGCAGTAGCCGTTTGCAACCAAGAGAGCAAGCAATTTGTCAAATTCAGCTTGGCTCATAGTGTCCGGACCTTCGATGTTTCCTTCTCGTGTCAAGAGAAGATCTCCAATCTGATAGCCGTAGGAAGGAGCTCTCAGATAAAGCGGTTTTGTGTTCTTGTACTCGCCAAGCAGAGTTGCCAGCGGCTTTCTTTCGGATTCGTTTAAAATAATGTTCATGTAGGTGTCCTCCTTTGTTTTGGTAGTACATATATCACTCTAAAGGCACATAATAGCAAGCGATATCGGAGAAAAACATCGACAAATATGTGCCTTCTGGATTGTGTACATTACCTACTTACAAAAGAGTGGCATCCTCAGCTTCCGGAGCAATTTCTTCGTAGGAATAGGTTAATCCATCACGGATGACGGAAACCTTCTCAGAGGAACCGATCTGTTCGATGTAGCGTTTGACGATAACATCGCAGAACTTTTCATCCAGCTCTATGGTGTAGCAGATACGACCGGTTTGTTCACAGGCGATGAGCGTGCTGCCGGAACCGCCAAACGGATCGAGGATCAGTGAGTTAGTCATGCTGGAATTCATAATCGGATAGGCCAGAAGAGGGATAGGCTTCATTGTCGGGTGATCACCATTTTTCTTAGGCTTATCAAATTCCCAGATGGTCGTTTCTTTTCGGCCGGTATACCACTGATGCTTGCCGGATTTTTTCCATCCAAAGAGACAAGGCTCATGCATCCATTGGTAAGGACTGCGTCCGAGGACAAGCGATTGCTTTTTCCAGATGCAGCAGCCGGAGAGATAAAAACCAGCATCTGCAAAGGCTCTGCGGAAGTTAAGACCTTCCGTATCTGCGTGAAAAACATATATAGAAGCATCATCTGCCATCGATTCGTACATGCGAGTATAGGAATCAAGTAGGAACTGATAGAAAGCGTCGTTTTCCATATTGTCGTTCTTAATCTTACCGGCGCTACCTTCATAGTTGACATTGTATGGAGGATCGGTCACGACCAGATTTGCTTTCTTTCCGTTCATCAGAAGTTCATAGGTTTCAGGCTTTGTGGAATCACCGCAGACAAGACGATGATCACCAAGGAGCCACAGGTCACCAGCCTTGGAGAAGGTTGATTTTGCAAGCTCAGCATCCACATCAAAATCGTCATCCTGTACACCTTTTTTCGTATCTTCACGGAACAGATCTTCGAGTTCTTCCGGCTCAAATCCGGTGAGGGAAACGTCAAAATCAGCACCTTGCAGGTCAGCGATGAGAAGGGCCAGCTTGTCGTTATCCCATTCGCCACTGATTTTGTTAAGAGCAACATTCAGTGCTTTCTCTTTGTCTTCATCCATTTCAACAATGACACATTCCACTTCCGTGATGCCCATGTCGATGAGGACCTTTAATCTCTGGTGGCCGCCAACGACACGAGAGGTAGTGGCATTCCAGATGACAGGTTCTACATAGCCAAACTGCTCAATGGAGCGTTTCAATTTTTCATATTCTTTATCGCCGGGCTTTAAATCTTTTCGAGGATTGTAATCGGCAGGAAGAAGCTCTGCGACATTTTTCTTTTCAATTAGCATGATGTGGCCCTCCTACGCAATAACTTTTTTAATCCCTTGAAAGCGGCATCTATATCACCAGATTTAGCCTGTCCTTTGAGCGTACTAAACTGTTGGAAGGTTAAATGCCTGCGATATTTCTTTAGCAAACTCATAAATTCCGATAAATCCATATCAATTTCCTTTCCGTGCCAGCAGGAGTCTTTCCATCACATCATCCTGTGGTGTGGCTCCATTGTATTCAGTGGCACAATTTTCTTTTACAATTTGATAGATTTCCATCCAGAGACGATTGGTCTGACTCATGAAGTTCTGACTCATGGCCACATAAGGAGACTGGATAGCATTGCCAGTGGTTGGATGTTTTGCAAGAAAGCCAAATTCAGTGATCGCTTCCTCGCATTGAATCCAACGGGCAACACTCATGGCATAGCGCTCCAGAAGCTCCGGAGAGACAAGTGCAGCGCAGCCACGTTCGTGCAGCCAGTTCCATGTTTTCTTATAAATTTCTGCAGCAACTAGCTTTTTACCGTTCTTTTGCTTTGCAGATAACATCTTGGATGGTTTGGGCATCGGCTGACCTTCTAAATCGACAGTACTTTCTGTAAAATCAATGACAGTCAACTCACGTTTGCCCGGATTTCCCTCAGCAATCCTGTCAGCTAAGGGCTTTTTCTTGGCTCCAGCGCCAATACGAGCGCCGCCACGGTTTGTACCGTCCTTAGCCATTTTTACACCTCCAGTTCAGGGGCCTATATACCCCGTTTGAAATTGCGACTTTGTGCGTGAGCCCCCACGCCCGTTCCCCGGTGACTTCACCGTAGAGAAATAGACCGCCCCTACCGGTTGTGCCAACGGTCGCCGTGTTCCGCATGAATCTTGGCATGGCAGGATTTGCAAAGTGCCATCAAGTTTTCTCTATCATGTGTTCCACCTTGTGAAAGAGGTTTTACATGGTGTATCTGCTCGGTTGTTGTGTAGACACCATTCTCAAGACACATCTCACAAAGAGGATGGGCATCAGCATAGCTGTCACGGATACGTTTCCATGCACGTCCATAGCGACGTTTGGTATTCGGGTCTCGGTCGTACTTCTCGTAGCGTTTGGCTTCCTTCTTTTCATGCTCTGGACAGAAGCGTCCATCTGTCAGATTAGGGCATCCGGGATAGGAACAGGGACGTTTTGGCTTTCTTGGCATCGTATTCCTCCTTCCGTTTGGGTATAAGAAAAGCCCTGCAGGATTGACTCCTACAAGGCTCTCTGTGATTCTCACTTTCGCTAGTATAATAATATCAGAAGAGCTTAGTGTCTTTCTATGTCATTTCATGTCCATCTTCATAGGCAACTGGAACTTTTACTTCTTCCAGAGCTTTTCCATGAAGTTTGTGGATGTAACGCAGCTCATATCCCATATCAACTGCAATCTGCTCCCATGTGATAAAGCAGAGGTAGCGCTCCTCCAATAGGGTCTGGTATTCGGTATTTCCGACCTGCTTGATAACCTCTACGATTTCTTTCTTAAGAGCTACTAGTTCCACAACATCTTTGCTTATTTCATCCTCCAGTTCGATGATGTCAAGAATGGCGGATTCCATTCGAGAGCCTTCATGGTTAGGACTCTTTGGCATATCGGAGTAGGATGGTGTGCAACGGGTAGCCAATTCATTTAAAGAGTCTATCTGCAACAGTTTGCTTTTGATTCTATTATCCAAGTAGCGTGCTTGTGATAAATATTCTTTTGCCGTCATTTATGTACCTCCGAAAATAGATTTCCCTCGGATTGGCACGGATTGTCGTATTTTGTCAAAGACTGTCATAGATTTGCTTTTACTGCATCGATAAGTGCATTCTGGGTTAGCTCTTTTTTGGAGAGAGCCTTCAGAATACGCTCATCAATGGTTCCTTTTGTGATGATGTGTTCTATCACCACGGTTCCGGAGGTTTGGCCCTGTCTCCAAAGTCGGGCGTTGGTCTGCTGATATAATTCCAGTGACCATGTCAACCCAAACCAGATAAGGGTGGAACCGCCAGCCTGTAGATTGAGTCCATGACCGGCAGATGCAGGATGAATGACTGCGACTGGGATTTTTCCGGCATTCCAGTCGGTGATGTCCTTGCTGGACTTTATCTCTCTCACATCAAAGCGCTTTTTGATTCGTGAGAGGTCGTGCTTGAACCAGTAGGCTACAAGGATGGATTTACCATTTGCGGATTCAATGATATCCTCCAGAGCATCTAGCTTTCTGTCATGAAACTCGATGATTTCACCGGTATCGGAATAAATGGCACCATTTGCAAGCTGGGACAACTTTCCGGTGAGAGAGGCAGCATTTGCTGCAGTGATTTCTCCGTCTGGGAGATCCAGCACCAGTTCCTGTTTTAATTCCTCGTACCTATTCGCTTCATCTTCAGATAAATGGACCTCATACTCGGAGGAGATAAGTTCTGGCATCTTCAGATGGTCTGTCGATTTCATGGAAATGGTGATATCGGAAATTTGACTATAGATACGTTCTTCAGCATAGGGCTGTGGTTTATAGGAATAAATGATCTGCCCATTTCTCTTATTCGGTACAAAGTAGTTGTTTTGGTACTCGGTGATGAAGCGACCGAGGCGTTTCCCTAAATCCAGCAATCGGAACTCGGCCCACAAATCCATGAGGCTGTTACTGCTTGGCGTTCCGGTCAGGCCGATGATGCGTTTGACGCTGGGTCTTACCTTCAGCAGAGATTTGAACCTTTTTGAATTGTGATTCTTGAAGGAAGAGAGCTCATCGATAACCACCATATTGTAGTCGAAGGGAAAGCCACTGGACTCGATAAGCCATTGAAGATTTTCTCTGTTGATGATTGTTATATCAGCTCCTGCCATTAAAGCGGCTTTTCGTTCTTTCGGTGTTCCGACGCAGACAGCAAAGGTCAGGTGCTTTAGATGCTGCCATTTCTTGATTTCAGCAGGCCATGTGTCTCTGGCTACTCGAAGTGGGGCGATCACAAGAATGCGATGGGCTTCAAAGCTATCAAATAGCAGATCAGCGATGGCAGTCAGGGAAATGACTGTTTTTCCAAGACCCATATCGAGCAGGACTGCAGCTATAGGATGTGTCTCAATATAGTCAATGGCATAGGCCTGATAATCATGAGGTACGAAGTTCATCAATCATTCCTCCAATCTGCTCGATGCTATCAATCACATAGACTCGAAAGCCTAAAGAGCGCAGGAGCCTGTGCCGTGCCTTTTGCAGTGGGCGTGGGGATTCACCAGGTGCCTTTAATTCTGCAAAGGCAAACTTCCCATCAGGTAATAAGATCAGGCGGTCGGGCATTCCTGCGAAAGAAGGAGACACAAACTTCGGTGCGATACCACCAGCCTTTTTTACTGCAGCTGTCAATTTCTTTTCTATCGTTTTTTCTAACATACTTGTCCTCCATCAGGCCGTTAATTTGAAGATGTGCAAGGTGTATCAATGGTATTTTCCGTACTTTTTCTTATTCATATTTTTGTAGGCCTAAGAAAAGTTTTATAAAACACCTTGATACACCTTGTCATAAGTGGCCCTAATTCATAAAATCCTCGTCTGCACCAGTGTCCTCACGTAAGCGCAGACCCTTAAAGTAACGCTTTCTGCTCATGGTAACTCGCTCAAAGCCGGCTTTCTCCAATGCAAAGTAGAAGTCAGCGGTACTGCGCACATACTCGTTGCAATCCAGAGAATAGTTGCGGTAGGCCTGATAAAGAGAAGAAGAGCTTTCTTTATAGGACGGGTCAACTTCGCATTTGTCAGAAAGGAAGTGCCCGAACCAATCGTTCTGGCTACGGTATTCATCAATGGCATTCTGCACACATTCCGGTACAGGAATCTGGTAATCCGACTCGATGACTTTTTTGGCACCTTCGATGACCCACGCCAAAATGCTACCGCCAGCATTGTCATAAAGATACTCGCTATAGTTCTTGATATCATTGCTTCCTGTAATCTTGGCGTTGAACGGGATAACAATAAGTCGTCTCCAAATACCATCATCGGATGCAGAAACACGGGGCAGATGATTAGTGTAAAGGACCAGAGTGTGGCAAGGCTTGAAGGAAAACGGATCCTTGTATTTCTTCTCCGCAAAAACATCGTCCGTGGAGCAGAGCTGTTTGACGGTAGAGTCATTCAGACGAGCACCTTCCTGCATCTCGGCAGCAATGAGGAGTCTTTTGCCTTTAACCTCAGCCATTTCAGGTTTGATATTTCTGCGGCAACCAACAGTGAGCGTATCTGCGGAGATGTTGCCGGAGTAAAGACCAAGCACTCTGGAGATAGCATTCCAGAAGGTGGACTTACCATTGCGGCCATCACCGTAGGCAATGATGAGGGCTTCCACATAAACCTTGCCGATGGCGGCAAGACCACAAATCATCTGAACATAATCGATGAGTTCCTGATTACCTTGAAAGATGAGATCGAGGCAGTCCAACCAAATTTGCTGGCCCTTATAATTCGGAGACACCGAGGTGATTTTAGTGATAAAATCTTCTGGCATATGTTCTCTTGCACCAGCCATTCCTTTACGCAGATCATAGGTTGCTGCTGGTGTACACATGGCGAAGCAGTCGGCATCAAGGTCACGTGGCGAGATCTCCAGCATCGGACGGGACTCCTTAAGTGTGGAAGTGATATTCTTGGAATCCCTGCGCTTTACAGCAAATTGTTGATATGCTTTTGCAGCGATATATTCCTGATAGGCTTCCATCTGCTCATCGTTCATCAATTGTTCTGCTTTGGCCTTAGACATGGAATCAAGCAGAGACTGTGCACCGGAGTTCTTCAGTTTACCGAGAGCTTCGAGCATATCGTTGCCAGCTTCCTTCAGCTGCCTTCTGGTAAGCTCATGAGCCACAGCTTGTGCACCCGGTTCGGATTCCTGCCAGTAATGGTCGGAATATCGGATGAAATGGGTGGCAGGAGAGTAGCGAAGCTCGCCAGAGAAGTATTTTGCCAATACCTCAGCTTGTCCTACGTCAGAATAGTCTCCGGGTTTGTAGCAGGAAGGATCGTTATATACTTCCGGGGAGATGTAGCCGTCCTGCTGAGAAAGTCTTGCATAAAAACGTTGTGCGCTGTGCCAGATAGTAGCAAGCTCAGATGCTTCCAACGGAGGCGTGCACTTTGTTGATTCTTCCATAAATGTCTGATATGCCTTGTCACAGTCACCATATTTCTTGATGACACGACCGGCAAAACGAGACATGGTGGCATTACGGCTTCCTTCTGGAATAGCAGAGTCGTCGTATTGACCATCCGGCAGATCTTCGTCAAACAGGTCCTCATCCAAAAACTCGGTCAGATTCATACGCCCCGGATAGAGGGAGACATCCGCTGTGGTTGTTCCAAAGAAAAAACGAGCTGCATCCAATGCCTGTGTATCGAAATACGGGAAAATGGAATTGACCAGCTTCTTCATATCGCTGTAAAGAGAGGCATCTGATACATATTCGATTGGAAATAGCACGTGGAACTTCGGCCTCGCAGCCTTGCCATTTTTCTCACGATTGTTGTAGCGACTATAGTGGATAGCAAAACTGACACCCGGAAAGGCCTGCATAATATCATCAGGAGTGATCCAGTCATCCGGATCTTCAGAGTGATCGTTATCGCAGTCCACAGGAAGGCAGTCGCTTCCGATGAAGTTATCGCCGTTACGGTAGCTGTTTTTATATTCGGCACAGACATAGTCGTGGCAGATTGCAGCTTTCAGGCTGTCCTCGTCTAAGATGACATGCTTGTGAGGATAGGAGCAGTTGCCGGGATTTCCGGTAACGTCTGCAGAATAAATGGTAAACATCAGTCATACACCTCCTTGGATTCATCTTCGAGAACCTTGGTAATAAATTTCAAAGCTCGAATCATGGTTTCCAACTCACAATCACCACCGAGGCAGACCTCAAAGCCATTACTGCCACAGCGAGTGGTATAGCTATGGATTTCCATATCCGTGCAAGCTGCATCCTGAATGCGGAAATAAGTGCGACCGCCATGACCGGTATCACCGCCGCAATAACCAGTAGTTCCTGCCTCGACTTCTAAGATATTGCAGCTGACTACATCTCTGCTGTAGGTTGTGATTTCAGTTCCGTCCTTTAGAATTCTTGAATTTTCTTTTACTTCGTACATGTGTTAAACCTCCATAAGATTCTCTGTGAAATAGCGCAGGCGGTAATTCTTCCACTTGGCTCGTTTGATTTCTGCTTCCATACCGGAAGAAATATGACTTCCAAAGACCCAGACCTCAGAGCATTTGCTCATGATGGCATTTCCGAAGAACAGACCAAGTTCACGTTCCTTCGGGTCACTATCATTTAAAAATTGTGGAAACAGCAGGTGTGGTGCAATGGGAATGTATCCCTGTTCCACTGCAAAGCGGCTGTACGTTCTGGCAGCAGCTACATTCTTTTCAATGTCTCCGGCAAAGGGAGAGCAGATATATACGATTGGTCTGAAAGCACGTAGTGCATGGGCCTCATTCTCAATAGAAGAAAGTGCGTCATAAGCAGTAGGATCGGGATAGCCCTCGTTGTTATATTTGCTGATCGACATGTCAAGTTCCTCCTTTCCGGATGGACATATAAAAAGGACGTCCATCTCTAATATTCAGTGGAGATGAACGTCTCTTTTGATGTATATAGAAACGAAATATTATCTCCACTACTAAATGGAGATGATTATGTCGTTTGGCCGAAAAAATCTAATCTTTTTTATAAAACGGTGTCGCATAGCCGTCGGCCCTCAGCAGCAGGCCTTTGGCCCAAGGCGGCGTGCGGCCCATTTGTTTACAAACTGCATCCAACGACATGCTGGAATCAGCTTCGATGACAACTTCATCGTGAATATGCATGACAATAGAACAGTAGCGGAGTGTCTGCATAGCGTAGCAAAGAATATCACGAGCAGTGGCCTGCACGATGTTTTCGACAAATTTTGGACCGTAGGAATCAAGACGTTCCCACTTCTTGGTGCTTCCGATGCCTTCATAGGTAATACACTGACCACCGAATTTATTCGTCCCAATCTTCGGTTTCACATATGCCAGTTTTCTTCCCGATGGGAGAGTGATAAAAAGCATACCGCTTCTGCAGGAGAAGGTAAGACCATATTGTGAGGTAGTATGTTTGAACTTTACAGCTTCCATGACGGCACGGTCCACATCCCACCAGAATTTGACGATGTTTGGGTTGGATTGTCGCCAGGCATCCACTAGCGGAGGAAGTTCATCTTCGGTAAGTCCCATATCCAGAGCACCCATTGCCTTTAGTGCACCTACAGAACCACCGTATCCAAGGGCAAGTTCTGCAATTTTACCTTTTTGACGGAGGTGACCATTGATACCGTGTTTTTCAACGGGAACCTTAAACATTTGACTTGCAGAGGCACAGTAGATGTCGCCACCTTTGGCGAAGACATCTTGACGCCATTTTTCACCGGCAAACCATGCGATGACACGAGCTTCAATAGCAGAAAAGTCAGCCACCAGGAATTGTGTACCTTCTCTTGGGATGAAAGCGGTGCGGATAAGCTGTGAGAGTGTATCCGGCACATCTTCGTAGAGGAGTTTAACGGCTTCAAAATCACCAGAGCGTACCAGTGAGCGTGCTTCTGCAAGATCTGACAGGTGGTTTTGTGGTAGATTTTGCAGTTGAATATTACGACCGGAAAATCTTCCAGTGCGGTTGGCTCCATAAAATTGGAACATGCCACGGGCACGACCATCAGCGCATACTGTTTTTTCCATTGCCTGATATTTGCGGACGGAGGATTTGGCTAACTGCTGCCTTAAGGTAAGAACTTGTGCGAGCTTTGGAGGAGCAGTTTTTAAGAGATCTGTGATAGCTTTCTTGCTAAGAGTATCCGTTTCCAGTCCATTAGCAGAAAGCCAGGCCTTCATCTGCTGAACGGAGTTTGGGTTTTCTAACTCCGTGATTTCTTTCATAGTATCTGTCAGTTCCTTTCGGGAGCGAGTATCCATCTCAATGGCAGCAGCAACAAGGTCCATATCCAAGCGGACACCTCGATCATTGATTTCTTGGTCGAGATGATATTCTTCCCAGACCTGAGCTGGTACTGGGAACTTTGCCAGTCTCTGCTGAATGCCCATTTCTGTTTCGACATCACGAATGTTGTACTTCTTGAACATGGCCCACTTGTCTGGAGCGTGGAAAAGTCGATTTCTTGTGAGTTGACCATTGGCTTTGGTAGGAGCACAAGGCTGGCAGAAGTATTTAATGAGATCCTTACCTTCTGAGAGCTTTTGCTTTTCCAATCCCAGAACAGCACCGACACCCTCCAATGAGAGCGGAAGCCCCATTGTGGCGGACCAAATCATAGAGCAACGCCAGCTTTCCGGATTCAGATATTCTCCGGTCGGATAACCTAAGAAACGAGAAAGACAGATACGTTCAAAGGTAGCATTGAAGGCCCACTTGATGACATTCTCATCCTCCAAGGCAAGAAGGATCTCTTTTGGAATTTTTTCTCCGCAGGCAAGGTCAATGACCTGAACAGGCTGACTATCTACACTGTAGGCAAAGAGTAAGATTTCAAAATCAGGTGATTCTACATAGCGATATACGCCGGTTTTCTGAAGTGGTATATCGCTGTAGGTTTCGATATCGATACTAAGTGTTTTCATGAGATTGTCCTTTCTACAAAACAGGCAACAGAGAAATCCCTGCCGCCTGCTGTGTTACTGTTTATCTTTATTGGATTTGTATTTATTGATGTCACGACGAATATGGTATACAGCATAACGAACAAGGTAAAAAATGATTTTTCCTACGTTGTAGATGATGAATCCATATACCGCCACAAAAAAGGTATAGGCGATGACGTTAGCAATAAATAGATTTAAGATTTCTGCAAATTCATTCATAGATTGTCTCCTTTTGTCAGAAAATGTGCTGGCGGCAGTGAGTCCACCGCCAGCAGGTTGATAAGTTACTTAAAGTCTTTCATGCGCTTTTCGTGGTATTCGAGGTCACGCTTGTCCTTTTCCTGCTCACGCTTTTCACGTTTATGATCGTTGATGATACTTTGAATCATGGAGATGGCAGTAGTAAGACCGACGCAAGCGAAGCAGCCGATACAAATATTTACGAGAATTGTGCTAATTGTGATTGTGTTCATAGTCTGCCACCTCCGTTAGTCAAGAAAATCATCGTCGTCATCAGTCGCAAAGTCGGATTCAGCAGATGCCTTACCGCCAAGAGGCTCGCCATCACGAATCTTCTGCAGATTGTTAAGGCCGCAGGCGATACCTTTATTGCCAGAGCTGTTGAAAGCGTAAAAACTGATGCTGGCACGACCGTAGACTCCAGAGTAAACCTCAGAACGAGTGAGGATAGGATTGCGGTCAGCGTCTACGATACCCGGTGCAGAGGTTGCATTTGCATTTACAAAGTAGCTGCCAGCGTATGCAGGATCATCCGGTCTTTCAAGATCTCCGTCACGAAGTGGCGTTTTAAGTACGGAAAGAGCAGGTACGGACTTACCATTGCCCTTGAGCTTTGCTTCACCTTCACGGTATGCAGCCTCGATAGCGGCTTTAATCTTTGCAACAGTCATTGTGTCGGACTTCGGGATAATCAGGCTGACACTATATTTCGGAGTGCCACCGTTGATGGACTTAGGTTCCCAGACGTTGGCATAGCTCCAGCGTGTGTTAGGACCAGTGATAACCTTCATTGGATTTGTCATTTTTACATTTTTACTCATTGTCATATTCCTCCATAAAATCATTTTTTGCTGTATTCATTGCCGGGCGCTTATCACTTTCCGGCACAAGAGTAGGTTTGCCTTGTGGCTTTTCAATATAGGCTGCAAGGAGTTCCGCGAAGCGAGATTTACCGAGCAGCTTTTGCATGGCAGTGATACCAAGTAACTTCTTTTCATAAGGGTCAAAGCCAGCGGCTTCGACAGTCTTTGATACTGCGTCTTCGTTGGTATATCTGCGATTAGAGCGACCTTCGACCAGTTTCCATCCAGTCCATTCTTTACCGCTGATTGCCTGCTGGAGTGCATACTCCTTAATGTCGTTGGCCCAGGAAATCAGTTCATCGACACGGGAAAGGATGACTTCGATTTCTGAATCCGTAAGCAGTGGTGGCAGTTTGAAATCGTGCTGTGCGAGTAAAAGATTGGCTTCTGCTCTGGCCCTGCATTCATGTTTTGCCTTACAGAATCCGCACCATTCACCGCACAGGAAATTTCCATCACCGGCAAAAGCGAGGTCTGCGGTAGGTTTCAGAACTTCATCGGCCCATTGATACAGGTCATCCTTGCTGACCTCATAGGTAGAAACGTTCTGACGCCTGGGTTGGTAGATGGTCATGCTGACCGTATCGATGTCATAAATATCATCGAAAAGCTCCAGAGCGCCAAGGGCGTAACACTTCATTTGTGGATTGTCTTCGGCGGAAACAAGGATTCCAAGACCGTGTTTATAGTCAATTACGTGCATAGTTCCATCGCTGATGAGAATAGCATCTGAAGTTCCGAAGCCTTGTTCTACCCAACGGGAGAAGTCTACTCGTTGCTCAATCAGAACAACTGGATCCGAGCAGATCTGCTTGGCATCTTCCAAAAGCTCCATAATAAAGCTGGCGTAACCGGTAGCACAATCTTCCATTTCGGCATTGTACCAATTGAGACTTTTGGTTGGATCAGTAGCTTTCATGCTGAGAGCTTTACGGAGCTTGTACTCACAAAGAGCGTGTGCATCGGTGCCTTCTGCAGCATAGTCGCTACCTTTATCCTCATAGGCTTCGCAGAGCCTTGCTGATGGTGGACAGTGAAGCCAACGATCAGAAGAGGATGCGGAGAGGAGAGCATGTACTTTTGGTGGCATATTAGAGCACCTCCGCTTCCCTGAGCAGGGCTTCGTAATGTTTTGGATCTACGAGTGACAGCTTGCTTGCACCATACTTTTTAAGAAGCTCTCGGATCTCAGCTGTATGTCCGGCACGGGACTTGTCGGCCAGAACAGCTCGAACCTCCTCAAGGGTCAGTGCGGGTTTCGCAGAAGCGATAGGTGCCTTTGGTTCCCCGGCAACTTTAGGTGTTCCTCCAAAC